TTGCCGTTGTCGACCGTCGCGGACAGGGTGGTGGCGGCGGCACGCGCCTCGACCACGCCAAGAGCGATCGGCACTTCAACGCCCGTATTGGTCAGCCCGGAGACAACCGCACCGGGGTCCAGGAACAGGCGTTTGGTGATCATCAGATCGGTGATCTTTTTCCAGAGTTGCATGATGTTCTCCTGAGTTGCTTATTGATCAAGATCACCCGGAGCCGAAGCTCCGGGGTCGGGTACTACGATGTCAGGCCCGCGCCTCAAAGACGCAAGTCTTGCTGGCGAGAATCGCGGCCAGGGTGCCGTCCTGCAGAATCGAGAAGCCGCGGTCATCAACGACGACAGCACTGGCGGTCGTGTCCAGGGTACGGGTGCCGGCGGCGACGGTGCGCAGGTTCTGCGAGGCCGTCATGCCTTCCCACCACTCGATCTGGATACGGTCGGTCAGGTTGAGCCAGCGGATGTAGCGAGGCTTGAAGCCGCAGGCGATGCGGGTGTAGTCGGTCGTGGTGATCGCCGTGGCGTCGTAGGTCACCGTGCCTTCCGCGAACTGCATCGGAACGGAGCAGATGGATACGACGTCGGTGTGGGTCGTGTTGTAAGCCATGATGATTCCTTTCAACTGGGGCCGGTATCACCCGGCCCCGGGGTTATCAAAGAGCGACGGTGCCGACTTCGGCAATCGCCAACCAGCCGTTGTTCAGCACGGTCGCAGCCATGTAGAACTTGGCTCCGATGTAGCCGCGCTGGCCCAGCGGGTCGTTCTTGTCCTTCTGACCGGGCGGGAGCCAGGTCGGATCGAGCGAGTCCGCACCACGCAGGGCAACCTGGCCCCAGCCGTCTTCGGCGGCGACCACCACCCGATAGACGTCGGGGTGGGTGGAGCCGGTCGAGTACAGGCCGTAGGAGGCAGCGGTCGTGGAGGTGGCAGCGTTGATGATCGGCACCAGTTCCGGCGAGGTGATGAACCGGAAGTTCTCGACCGAGCCGATCTCATGCTCGTTGATCGGCTTGCGCTGACCATACTCGGAGACGTGCTTGAAGCCCGGGATGTCGCGGATGTCGGCTTCCAGGTCGGTGTGGCAGAAGACCAGATAGCCGGCCTCGACGGGCGCCGTGGCGAAGTTCGGGGACGGAGCCAGGACCGAGGTGATCCGCTTCGCGTGGTTGCCTTGCAGGGCGCGGGAGATCTTGCGCAGCAGGTTCAGGTTCAGCTTCGCCGACACCGTGACACGGCTGGAGCCGCCGGCATAGAACACGTTGGTGCTGCCGACGATCGCGCCATAGCGGATCATTTCGCGAACCAGGCCGACACGCTCGCCGGTCTGCTTCTTCATCTCGGCGGGGATGTCGTCCTCGTACAGATCGACGGTCTTGTCGGTCACACCGTACAGCACGGAGTACTGCTGCAGGGTGACGGTGACATCCACCGGGGTGATGATGTCGGCGGTCGGGGTCACACCCTCGGTCGTGAGGTGCGCGGACACCATCGTCGCCGAGCGGTCGCCGGTCGCCGAAGCGGAGAAGAACCGGTCCTGCGCATCAGCGCCGACGTTGGCAGTGATCGCCGTGGTCGCGCCACCGTAAGGCAGGAAGCGGCGGAAGACGACGGTGTCGCTGGAATTCTTCGGAATCTGCTTCTGGGAGCCGGTGATGCCGAGAACCTCGACGGGCACGGCATGAGCAAGAATTTCGCCCTTCAGTTTTCCGATTCGTGCTGCGGCGGTGCCGCCGGTATTGGACGAGCCAGTACCAAAACTAAACGTAGACATGATTTATCCTTTCATCGGCCACCTCGGACGGCAGCGAAGCCGGCCAGGAAGGAGTCCGTTTCAGATGGTTGAGATTTAGGCGTGCTTCCACCGGTCGGTGAGATCGCAGCCTCGAGTCGTTCGCGTCTGCTCTGCTTCGACTGCTGGGCCTTTTCGCGCCAAGACTTGAACTGGGAAACCTTCTCCACGATGAACGGCGCATCCCAACTGGAACCCAGTTGAGCGGCCTCTTCCTTCGGGAGGACGTTGGCGACCCACAGACGGAAGTCGGATGAATTCCGAACCTCGTCAAAGTCCTTGTGCTGGAGTTTCACAAGCCCGTAATTGACCTCCCGGGTAATCTTCTCAGTGGCGGCAGACACTCGCTGCTCCACGATCTGATCCACCTGGGTGGGATCGACACCTGCCGGCCCGCTTACGGGTGCGGCACTGCCCAGGATCTCGTTCAGATCCTCGGCAAGGTCAGCCATCATTTCCGGGTACTGGGAGCCGGTGCGCTTGAAGGATTCCGCGTTGAGCTTCAGGGGTGCGCCGCCGGCAGGACGTTCCTGCAGCTTCTTCACCCGATCATTGACTTCGCCGATCACCCCGAAGGCTTTCTCGACGCGCCGCTCCAACTGCTCGCGAACTTCATCCACCATCCCGGCCTTGAGCAGCAACTGCTTCATCTGCTCTTCGGTCATCCCGGCGATCAACGGCTCATCACCCTTGGCCTGCTCGTCACCTTGCGGCGCCGGCTCACCTTCGGCTTTCACCTCTTCGCTGGAATGAGTAGGTTCTTCCACCTTCTGTTCGACGTTGGCGGTCGCCTCAGGAGCGGGTTCTTCACCACGCGCCTCGGCAAACCCGGCAGCGAACGCGGCATCAGCCGCAGCGGAATCTTCTACCTGGGGAACTTCCTGTTCCGGTACTTGCTCGACCTGTTCGACGGTCACTGCACTCTCCACAAAAATTTGATCCACATGCAGACGGCCAAACTGGTCATCCGCCATCTGGCCGCTGGCGCAATGCCATCAGCCTGTGGTCCAATTCTTTGGGTGCCCCTCGAGAGTGCTACTCGTCTATGACGATCTGGATGTCCTCGCCGAACGCAAGGAGAGCCTTGACCTCGGCGATCTGTCCGCGCAGCCGCGCCGTCTCATCGGCGGTCAGTGCGTTGTCGTTCTTCGACCGGAGCGTCTCCAGTCGTTCGGCGTAGTACTGCTGCAGCTTGATCCAGGCTGGGGACAGTCGGTCCCCTGGAGTAAGGAGATTCACGAGACGACGAGCGGGCCGATACGGCCTTCCTTCATTCGCGCCCGGTAGATGCGCTCTTCGTTCGCCCGGGAACGCGCCTCGTACTCAGCGTCATGCTTCTGCTTGATTGCATCCGCCGGCTTGCGGTAGCAACCGCGAGGGTCGTTCAGGTTCAGGTGTTCCTGGCAGCAGTGTCTCAATTGAACCTCGACAACTTGTAGATCGCAGACATATAGACCGCGGTCACCGCATCGACCAGGTTGGCGATTGCGTTGTGGTCGTTGGCGATCTCCATCCGATTCACCTCGATCCAGTCGGCTTCTTCCTGGAGGTGACCGAGCAGACTGCCCTCCATCGACCCAACCTCGGGAAGATCAGGAAGATCCCCGAAACTCCCCTGCCACGCCTCCGCGACAGCATCGACTGCTTCGATCACGTCGTCGTAGAAGGCGCCGGTCGCCATGTGCGCCGCGTAGGAGCGGGTGCGGAGGTGCTCCTCATGGGCGAAGTTGCGGGTCGCGAATGCGCGGGCGATGAGGTCGGAGATCATTGTTGGAAGGCCTGTCCAGGTTGAGCGCGGCCAGGAGGTTCAACCGCCGGGGTCGCAACTTGAGGGGTGGGGTGTGCGTGCTTGTGCAGATCCGCCGCCGTGTTGGCGAAGGCAAGCTCGCGCTGGGTGCGCAACTTCATCGCCGTCTCGGCGAGCTTCACCTTGTTATCGTCGACGCTGATGCCCTTCTGTATCTGGAGAGTCAAGAAAGCAATTTCGCGTTTCAGCAATAGCTCTTCTTTACGCATGACCGCATTGATCTGATCCCTGCGCGTCTCAGCCTGGACATAAACAGTGTCGCGATCCTGATCCATCTTCGCCCGCTGCAGCAGTGCGTTGTTCTGCATCTCGGTGCGCTTGAGATCAACCTGCGCCCTGATCTGCGCGGCCTGAACCTGCGGCACCATCGGCGGTTGCTGCTGGGCCAGTGCCTTCTTCTCGTCGTCGTCCATCTCAAACCGATCCGGGTCGAGACGCTGGGACTTGAGAAACTCGGTCATCCACTTCCGGGGAGATAGGCCAAACGCCGGGTTGCCGACGAGGTTGCCCATCTGCATGATCTGCTGGTTCTGGATCTCGCGCTCCACCAAGGCGGAAGATCCGCGGGCGTCGATGATGAAGTCGCCCTTCATCGAATCGTCCTCACCGGACTCCATCAGATAGGCGTAGTAGCGCCGGATGTGCGGCTCGGTGATGTAGTCGTCGTAGTTGCGGGCGATGCGCCGCAGGACGGTCGATGCGTTGTTCTGGAACAGTTGCTGCCCACCCAAGGTGTCCGGGGCATTCCCCTGCATCCCCTGCATCATCAGCGGCATCCCGGTAACCTGCTCGGCCATCTGCAGCGCGAACTGGATGATGTTCACCATCTCCGGTTGGTTGCTCGGGATGATGATTGCGTCGATCGCTTCCTTGATCGAGCGGACCTCTGCGTTCTCGTTGATCCAGTACTGCTTCCGAGGCGACAGGTTCCACTTGCCATCCATCGGGCGAACTGCGTTCTGGCGGATGCCGAGGATGGGACCACCGGAGATCCCGGCGTTGTCCATCATGTTCCGGGTCGCCGAGGTGATCATCTTCTGCGGAGCGCGGATCTGGCGGGCCACACCGATGCCGGCCCAGTGCCCCGCACGCCGCTGCCAGGGCATCACGTCGTAGGGATAGTCGCCCTCATCCAGCGGGTTGAGATGCACCTTGATCGGGCAGTCATTGACCAGGGTGATCACCGCATGGACGACGTCCGGGATGTCCGCTTCCTTCAGGCCGGCGATCTGGATACCCTCCAGGTCGTCCTTGTTCAGGTCGCCGTGGAAGTACCAGATGTCGAACGTGTCGCAATCGACCTCATAGACCGATGGCGCCTTGCCGGCCTGGATGTACTTCTTGCCCGGGCCTTCCTCGAGCACCTTGTCGATCTGATCCTTGTCGTATCCCGGAATGCCCTTCAGGTCGCGCAACTTGCGCCCGGAGATGTCGTCCTGTTCGAAGACGTAGGATCCGGAGTGGATGTCCTCTCCGCAGGCGGGATCAGGGTAGAAGCGCCAGGGATCCACCCGCTTGCTGGCTGGGTTGATCTTCTCTTCCATGACGATCTCGGCGCCGTCTCTGGCGCGGATTACCGCCATCTTCTTCTTCTTGACCGGGAACGGACCCTTGAGGATGCCCGTGCCAAGGCGGGAGCAGTCCTCGATGACCTTCCGCATCTCGGCGTGGTACTGGCATTCGACGTGCCAATCCTCGATCTGCTGCTGCGCTTTCTCGGCAGCGACACGCGCCGCCTTCTGGATCGCTTCCTGCGGATCAACGGGGACCGGAGGAGCAGACATGGGTGCCATCGGCGCAGACCCGGGAGGGGCGCCGGTTGGAGGGATGGGACCGGCAGAGGGCAGCGGGGGTTGCCCAGTAAGTCCGGCCGATGGCATCTGGGGCGGCTGCACTTCCTGCGCGATGGGAGAAGGCTTGATCGCCCAGTTCCGGTCGTCGGTCGGCAGCAGCATGTCCCCCACGCGAGCCGATGCGGCATCAACGTAGGGACGGGTAATGTTCAATAAGATCGTGGAGCGGTTGTCGTCGTCGGTGCGCCGGGTAGAGAAAGTCGGCGTGCCGGTGACGGACATCGGTTTATAGGCCTTGGCCGTATCCCGGTTGGCATCATCGATGCCCTGGTAGGCATCCTCGTCTTCAGCCCATACCTCTTCGATCCCGGAAGCGGCACGTCCATTGACGGCCTCGTCGCGCTTGCTGGAGACGATCTTGCCCAGCGCTTCCTTCTTCTCCTGGACCTTGGCCTTAGCCAGGGCGAGCATGTCCCGGATCTCTTCAGGCAACAGATCCTGAGCCTCGCCTTGCTCGATGTCTTGAATGTCCATCCCGGACCCTTCTGGGTAATGTCCGGGTGATTATTCGGGTGCCCCTCGAGACTCACCTCCGGCTGCGGCGTCTGGCACGAATGATCCAATCCTGGTTGCCTGGTATCCCCACTGGATCGAACTGCACCCAACTGACCCTGACATCTGCCGACACCGGATTGAACTGGATCCAGGAGACGCGGACGTCTGCTGCGATTGGGTTGAACTGCGCCCAAGAGACACGAACATCAGAACCGCTAGATCCGGCGGTCAGTGTGGCGTCGTTCCCAGTGATCGAGTACGAGCCTGCCCCGGCCAGCATTCGGATGTCGCTGGCCGCATCCACTCCAGTGATCGAATAGGCACCCGGGTCAGCCGACAGACCACTGCTCGATGTTGCCGTCAGGGTCGCCGCAGATCCGGTGATGGTGTATGCACCAGAAGCGGCAGACATTGGCACAGAGAACGCTGTCGCTGCGCCAGTTAGGACGTAGGAACCAGCAGCCGCCGGAACGCCCACTCCGAACGCGGAGGAGGATCCGGTCAGCGCATACGCTCCCGTAGCCGCCGGCATCGAGATGTTCAGGGTAGATGCGACACCCGTCAGTGCATATGACCCCGTTACGAGCGCAGCAACCTGCCCGAACGATGCAGCGGAACCCGTGATCGAGTAAGCCCCGCTCGCTGCAGACAAGACCACAACGTCCGTCGCTGTAAGTGTCGCATTGGTCCCGGTGATCGAATACGAACCGGCGGCACACTGTAACGACTGAGCAAAGCTCGCCGCAGAACCTGTGAGTGCGTAACTGCCGCTGGCTGCTGATAGTGACACCGACCCAGTAACGTCCGGTGCAGCAGCCGGATCACGCAGGACGATATCTGCCGGCGCCGCTTCGCCAGCCCGCAGATAGATCGTCGTGGTAGTGACATCAGCGACCGGCATGGGTCGCAGCACGATGTCAGTGCTTGGTGACTGGCCTGGGTAGAGGGTGATCAGCCTCTGGTCGGCCATGGCTTACGTCCCGTCGCGGTTCGTCGGCACCAGGGTATTGACGGTGGTCCCAGCCAGGTTGGTCGAGGCGTAGTAGGCAACAAGGTAGTGAGCCTGCCCTGGATAGACAGTCCCCAGTTCATAGTTGCCACTACTGTCACAGGCCACCTCACCAACAAAGGTGTCAGTGGCGGTTAGGAATCCCTGGACGACCGCACCACCCAACGCATTACCGCTGCCGTCCTTGCACTGCCCACGGATGAACTTTGCCGATGACGTTCCACGGTTTGCTCTCTGCATCGGAGACCACCAATCCGTGCATTGCACATCCTGATTACTCGGGCAGATGTACCCAGCAGACACATCCCCAGTCATAAATCCAGATGAGGGCCATAGCGTAATGAACCTGAACCTGGCTCCAAACTGAGAGTCGCCCCTCCGCCAGGGGGACATATCCACGCGACCGGCACGAATCGACCATGTTCGTGCGTCAGTCTCTTCGCACGTCCAGTTGCCCATCAGGGCATTGTTCGCTCCGTAGCCGTACCTACTCATGCCGCAAGTGCCGTGTCGTGCGCCGGGACGATCAGATTGATCTGGCCGTTCCGTCGCTTGTGGTAGTCCTTGACGGCCTGGATAGACTGCTGGAGACAGGCGATTGCATAGGCCTCTTCGTTGATGCTGCCCATGACCGCCATGGCACCAGACCGGGCAATCTTCACCCGGATCTCGGCAATGCAGTCCATGTCGTCTGCCTCATGCCGCAGCAGTTGATCAGCCTCGGCGGGACTCATTCATCAACCACCACATGGACGTTGGTCGAGGCACTGCTCGCCGTGATGTTCCACAGAACAGCGCTTGCCGAAGTTGCCAGGACGAAGCCACGCGGGAAGGTGAAGATGATCCCCGCACCAGCAGTGGCAGGTAGATACACCCGGCGAGCGAATGCAGTTGGCACGGTCGGAGCAACCGACCATGCTACTGCACAACCGGATACGCCGGCCGGGTCGCCAGGATCTTCCGCCTGGACAAGGACCGGAGATGTCTGGGTCGGTGTATTGCCAGCTCGACCGAAGCCATAGTGCGAAGCTGTTGCCGCACCGAGGTTGACAGAAAGCTCCATCAGTGCCGGCCGGTTGGTCGCCGCGCTCTTGATGTCCCAGCAAGCAGCTGTGATCGTGGTCACGGTGGTGTTCAGTGCTAGCGAATAGATCGCCATGTCGTTCTCCTTACGTTGACTCGAATTCCACGCGGAGATCCGCGTAGTCGGTGATTGCT